TACGGGAAGATGGCTTACGAGCAGCTTCTCGGTCTCGTGCTCAATCCGGAGTACGGAGATATTACAGACCCCGAGACCGGAACCGATCTCACCCTGAACTACGGAAAGCCCGCGGGAGCGTCTTTCCCACAGACCAAGCTGCAGCCTCGTCGCCGCAGCTCTGAGCTGTGCGAGGACATGACTCCCGACTCATGCTCCGAGCTTCTTGAGAGCATCCCCGATTTTGACGATCTCTTTGAGCGTAAGTCAACCGAAGAGGTTGGCACTATGCTGGATGGCTTCGTTAACGGCGGCGTCGAAGACGCCGAGGCGGTTTCTTCCGAAACCAGTAAGTTCGGTGGGACTCAGACTAGTGATACTACGTCTGGTGAGACAAATGCAGTTGACGCTGCTTTTGCAGAGCTGGGCGCTCTTTAATTGTCTCCCGCAGGGAGGCCCGGGGTTACAGGGGTCTCAACTAATTTAGGAGATAGATATGGAACTGTTGCCCGCTCTTGCATTTTTTACCGGTGCAGGTTATTTGGTATATCGTCTGGTCAAGCTAGACACAGAGATTAGCCGCCTTAAGGCTAAGATTGAGGATCTTAATGGCGAGGAATAAATCTAAGGTCGGCAACATAGAGATTGCCGATCTACGTTCTTTGATTAACAAGGCCTCCGGAATGGAAGTTGCCTATAATCTCAAGGACGAAAACCCTACAGAAGTTAAAGAGTGGATCCCTACCGGCTCTCGGTGGCTTAATAGTATTATCTGCCGCGGCAAGCTAGCTGGAATTCCAATTGGGAAGATTAGCGAGATAGCTGGACTGGAGGCTACAGGAAAATCTTTTATAGCTGCCCAGGTTGCCGGAAATGCTCAAAAGATGGGGATGTCCGTTATCTATATGGATGCCGAGTCGGCAATCGACCCCTCGTTCCTAGAACGCGCTGGATGCGACCTAGATGAGCTTATCTACGTTCAGGTACAATCTGTTGAGCAAGTGCTTGAAACTATTGAGAGTATCCTCAATGCCGGACACGAAAGGACACTGTTTATTTGGGATTCGCTGGCCCTTACACCGTCCATTTCAGATGTAGAGGGCGATTTCAACCCTCAATCATCCATGGCAGTAAAAGCCCGCATCCTGGCAAAGGGAATGTCAAAGTTGACGATCCCCATTGCGAACAGTCAGTCAAGCTTTCTGGTGTTGAATCAGCTTAAGACAAACATTACTCGCTTCCCAGCGGAAGCGATGACCACCCCATATGTCACTCCGGGCGGAAAGGCAATGATTTATGCCTACTCTCTCAGAATCTGGCTCACGGGCCGAAAAGCCAAGGCAAGCTTTGTTCTTGACGACAACGGGTTCCGTATTGGATCCGAGGTTAAAGTAAAGCTTGAGAAGTCTCGCTTCGGCACCCAGGGGCGAAATTGTGCCTTTAAAATTCTATGGGGCGAAGAAGTTGGAATTCAAGATGAAGAATCTTGGTTCGAAGCTATCAAAGGATCTGACAAGATTAAGAGAGCGGGCGCATGGTATGCGCTTGTCTACGACGACGGGACTGAAGAAAAGTTCATGGGCTCTCATTGGGTAGGAAAGCTTCAGGATGAAAAGTTCCGAAATCGTGTACTAGAAATCATGGATAAAGAAATTATTATGAAGTTTGATAAGCGCATCGGAGAAGCACAAGAATTTTATACTCTGGATGGCGAAGAAGAATAGTGGAGACTATTTATAGTGGAGACACACTTATGAAACTTATAATGGAGAACTGGCGCAGGTATTTAAACGAACAAGAAGGGGCGGCATCGCCATTACAAAAGGTGGCAGGAAAACTAGGAGATCCCGGAACAAGTTTGTCACAATATGTTGCGATTCTTAAGAAGTACGCTAGCGACCCAGCCTTCCGCCAACTTGCTCTCGCAGGGCACACCGACACCGCCGGACCGGAGGATGAACAGGTTTCCGTCGAGAGGACTTCTATCGGAGCCGATAAACTAACAGCTACACAAGCGGAAATTGGATTTAGTAACAGTCTAGCCGATCAGGTGACAAATAAATATAATGCCACCAAGGCCGCTCTGGGACTAGAGGGCGAACCAATTATCATGCCCAGTCCGGACAATCCTCCTCCCGCAATTCTTATTTATAATGGCAGATATATTTTGGACGGACACCATCGTTGGTCACAAGTTATGATGACAAACCCGACCGGCGTCGTAGCTGTCGACAATGTGACAGGTCCAGCGATAGATGATGAAGAAGAGGCCCTCAAGACAATGCAGTTAGCAATCGCTGCAGCAGCCGGCAACGTGGTGACTAAGCCATTTGAGGGCGCTAATTTGATGCAAGCAACTCCGGAACAAGTCTATGCATTCGTTGTAAAAGAGATTACGGACGAAGTATTGCAATTATTGGTAGAGAAAGGGAAGATACCAGAGCCCTCGAAAGAGCTTGCAGGCAAATATTACGCCGGTAACCTGGGGGTTATCAAGAAAGCTCAAGGCAAGTTCTCAAGAGAGAAGTCTATGCCCCAAGCCGGCAAGTCCGGAACCTCTCAGGGAGAGGTCAATGATTTGCTTGGCACTGGGAAAGTTAATTTCGACGCACCCGTCGCTAGCGATGTAAAGAAATAAACTCTAACTAAACCCTTGACACTGAAGCTCCTATAGGTTATACTTATAGGAGCTTTTACTATTGGAGTCTCCTTGAAAAAGACCAAGCGTTATATATCCCTCGCCAAGAAAATTGCAGAACAGTCAGACTATGGAAAGTTTAGGCATGGTGCGGTTCTGGTTAGAGGAAGTTCAGTTCGAAATATGGCATGCAATAAGTATCGTCATTGTCATTTTGGAAAAAGGTTCCGCGAAGCCAACACTGGCAACGCCACACTTCACGCCGAACTGGGGGTTATCCTAGGAATGGATCGTTCAGTCACACAGGGGGCGACAGTATATACTGCGCGTGTAAATAAAGAAGGATCGGCCCGAATGAGTAAGCCATGCCCCATGTGTGAGAACGCAATGCGACACGTGGGAATAAAAAGAGTTGTATATACCGACAGAAGTGGTAGAATAGAGACGATGACCCTATGAAAAGACTGATGATAGTAGATGCCCTCAATATGTATTTTAGGGCTTATATAGTAGATCCGAGTTTGTCTACAAACGGACACCCGATAGGCGGCGTCAAAGGATTTATGAAGATACTGCAAAAGCTTTCTCGGGATCTTAAGCCCGACCTTATAGCTATGTGCTGGGATGGCCCCGGAGGTTCTAACAAGAGAAGGCAGATAGTCAAAGAATATAAGGAGGGCCGAAAGCCCATCCGCCTCAATCGAGACACAGACTTGTCTGAGAACGAGGAGCTAGAGAACAAAATATGGCAACAGACGAGNGCCATAGAGTACGTTAATCAGCTACCGGTCCCCCAGTTTATGTTTCCAGAAGTGGAGGCAGACGACGTGATCGCTTACATAGCACACTCACCACAGTTTAAGGGATGGCAAAAAATTATAGTCTCCAGTGATAAAGACTTTTTGCAGCTCTGCGACGAGGAAACAGTTTTATTCCGACCCATCCAAAAGAAAGTTCATAATCGCAACAACGTAATAGAAGACTTCGGCATCCACCCTCTCAACTTTGCGTTGGCCCGAGCCATCGCCGGAGATAAGTCTGACAACCTCAAGGGTGTTCCCGGAGCGGGACTCCCCACGGTTCAAAAAAGATTGCCATTTTTATCTGAGGCAAAAGAGTACTCAATTCAAGAGGTTATGGATTATTGCGAGAATATCGACAGCAAGGTCCTATTTTTTGACCGCGTAACGGATCACAAAAGCCTAATTATAAGGAACTACAAGTTGATGCAATTGTATGATCCCACCCTTTCGCTTCAAGGCAGAAAAAAAATAGATCATGTTTTTGAAAATCTTGGATATGAATTTAATAAGACACAAGTAATAAAAATGATGAATGAAGACGGGTTTGGGGTGTATAATTGGGGTGATTTATTTGCCGTCATGAATCGTATTTCTGTTGACAAAGCACTTAAAGTAAGATAGAATACGATTAAGAGGAAAGAATGAATTCACAGGAAAAGGTCAATTTTTCACGATATGGTAAAGCTTTTCAAGAGCAACTCTGCATGGTCATACTGGATGACCGACCCTTCGCGGACCAGATAGAGGAAGTTCTAGACATTAATTTTCTAGAGCTGCGATACCTCAAACTATTCACAAAAAAGATTTTTGAATACCGGAAGAAGTATGGCGTACACCCCAGTCGTCAGATCTTTACAACGATTCTGCGCGTCGGCATCGAAGACGAAAATGAAATGACCCAGAAACAAGTGCGTGAATATTATGCGCGGGTCATGTCTACCAAGGCGGAGAACGCAGANTATATTAAAGAAACGGCGCTGGATTTCTGCAGGAAACAAAATTTAAAGGGCGCCATGATTAAGTCTATTGGGCTTCTTCAGAGTTCTTCCTTCGATGAGATAGCTCTTCTTATCAACGACTCTCTCAAGCTTGGAGCCGACAACAATGAAGGATACGATTGGAAGAAAGATTTCGAAGAGAGATTCAAGCCCAAGTTTCGCAACCCCATTCCCACCGGCTGGACTCTCATTGATGACATATGTAAGGGTGGCCTAGGGCAAAAAGAGCTGGGTGTTGTTATTGCTCCCACTGGTGCCGGCAAATCTATGGCTCTTGTCCACCTGGGGACGCAAGCGGTTTTGGCGGGGAAGACCGTCATTCATTATACTCTAGAGTTGCAAGACACTGTGGTGGGGTCTCGTTATGACAGCTGCATCACTAGGATTCCCCTCTCCAACCTAACTTCCTTCAAAGAAAAGATATATGAAGACATTCAGGAGATAGAGGGTCGACTAATAATCAAAGAATATCCAACCAAAGCAGCGTCTACTCACACCTTGAAAACACACCTTGAGCGACTAAAGATGAAGGACGTAGAGATAGATCTGATCATAGTAGACTACGCCGATTTGCTAAGACCAGTGATAGCCCAGCGAGAAAAAAGAAATGAGCTAGAGTCGATTTATGAGGAATTACGCGGACTTGCGCAAGAATATAAGTGTCCCGTATGGACAGCTTCACAGACAAACCGTTCCGGATTAAACGCAGAAGTGATAACAATGGAGTCTATATCCGAAGCTTTTAATAAATGTTTTGTTTCCGACTTCATTTTTAGTATCTCTCGTACCGTAGAAGATAAGCAGACCAACACNGGAAGAGTGTTTGTTGCCAAGAACAGGAACGGCCCCGATGGGATGGTGTTCCCNCTATTCATGGATACGAGTAATGTGTGCATTAAAGTTCTAGAGGGTGTTACCGACTCGGAGGACAGCGGCGTTAATTCTAAGACACAGAAGCAAAAGCTGGCCGAGAAATATAAAAAATTTAAGAAAAGCAATGGAGGGTAGTTGATGTACGACGAAAATGAAGTTCGAGAGGAGACTCTTAAATATTTTAATGGCGACAAGCTGGCTACCAACGTCTTCATAACAAAATATTGTTTACGTGACAAAAAGAGCCGCTGTGTAGAAAAGTCACCAGCCGACATGCATCATCGCCTGGCCAAAGAGTTTGCGAGGGTAGAAGAAAAGTTTGCTAATAATGCCCTCAGTGAAGAAACAATCTATAGTTATTTGAAAGACTTCAAATATGTTGTCCCTCAAGGCTCCCCAATGATGGGAATAGGAAACGATTATGTTAAGGTATCTCTCTCCAACTGTGTGGTTATTGACAATCCGGCGGATAATATTTCGTCCATTATGGACTCTGGCAAAGACCTTGCTAATCTTTTTAAACGACGTTGTGGTGTTGGCCTTGACATTAGCGGGTTACGCCCTACTGGGGGCATTGTTAATAATTCTGCTCGTACTACTACTGGGGCTTGGAGCTTTGCTGATTTCTACTCTTACATCTGCCGTATGATCGGCCAGAACGGCCGCCGCGGCGCGCTCATGATTTCCATGGATGTTCGCCACCCCGACATAGAGAAATTCGTTACAATGAAGCAGGACCTTAAAAAGGTCACCGGAGCAAATGTATCGGTCAAGATAAGCGATAGTTTCATGGAAGCTGTTGAGAACAAAGAGTCGTTTACGTTGCAGTTCCCGGTGGATTCGGACACCCCTGCTTATACATCTGAAATTCAAGCCGAAGACTTGTGGAATAAAATAATTATCTCCGCCACCAAAACAGCAGAGCCCGGGCTCCTTATGTGGGACAATATTACGCGAAATTTGCCCGCCCACGAATACGAAGATTTTAAGACCCTAACGACCAATCCCTGTGGCGAGATCCCCCTTTCGGCATATGATAGCTGCCGCTTGATTTCATTAAATCTAAAACATTTAATTAAAAATCCCTTCTCAGAGAAAGCAAAATTTAATTTTAACAAATTAAAAGAGATAGCAGCCGTAGGGATGCGTCTTTCTGATGACCTAGTGGAACTAGAGCTTGAGAAATTAAAAAAGATTCGACGACACGCTGATACCGAAGACGAAAAAGAGTTGTGGGGAAAGCTGCTGCACGCGGCAAAGGCCGGCCGACGGACAGGCCTAGGCACTCACGGACTCGCAGATGCTTTGGCTCGTCTGAACCTACCTTATGACTCACACGAGGCCCTACGCATTGTAGATAAAATTTATTCTACTATTCGAAACGTGGCCTACGAAGAAAGTATGCGACTCGCCCAGGAGCGCGGTGCTTTCCCGGCCTTTGACTGGCCAAAAGAAGAAAATAATGCATATATTAAAAGGCTGCCTGAAGAGTTGCAGCGGTTAATAGCTGAGCACGGCCGTCGTAACATTTCTATTTTGACTAACGCCCCTACGGGCTCTGTTTCTATAATGTCTCAGACTTCTTCCGGCCTAGAGCCGGTGTTTAGAAATTTTTATATTCGACGTCGTAAACTTTCTCACAACGAGCAAGAACTAGAAGCCGATTTTATTGACGATTTGGGAGACCGATGGGTAGAATATGAAGTATTCCATCATAATGTCCAAGAGTGGATAAATATGTATGGTACTGTCGACAAGGCCAAGCTTCCTTCTTTTTTTGTGGAATCCGATGGAATCGATTGGCCCCAACGCATAGCCCTGCAGGCAGCGATTCAACAGTATATTGACCACAGCATCAGCTCGACCATCAACTTGCCTAAAGCTACAGACCCTCAGTTGGTTGGTAAACTATACCAAGAAGGATGGCGCCAGGGACTTAAAGGGATTACTGTTTATGTTGACGGATCCAGAAGTGGGGTGCTCGTCTCTGATGCCCCAGAGTCCAAATTCCCTCACCACAAAGCACCCAAGCGCCCTGTTGAATTGCCCTGCAGTATTCACCACACCACCATCAAAGGAGAACGGTGGATTATATTGGTGGGTCTATTGGAGGAGAAGCCCTACGAAATCATGGGAGGTCTTTCAAATTTGATTGAGATTCCCAAACGAGAGACTGANGGGATATTGGTAAAGCANCCCAGAAAGTCAATAAATTCAATATACGATTTAAAAATTGGAAGAAACGGTGATAGCATTGTAGTAAAGGATTTGGTTAAGGTCTTCGACAACCCCAACCATTCGGCGTTTACTCGCATGATTTCCTTGGGCTTGCGCCACGGAGCGAACATTCACTACGTGGTCGAACAACTCCAAAAGGATCGTGACAGCGACATGTTTAGTTTTGCTAGATGTATCGCTCGTATTTTGAAGAACTATATTCCGAACGGCCAAGAGGCCACGGAAAGAACTTGTCCTGCATGTACAACCGAAGGATTGATTTATGTTGAGGGTTGCGCGACATGTCGAAACTGTGGCTTTGCTAAATGCGGATAGGAAAATAAATGATATTTACACCAGTTAACAATTATCTCTACGTAAAAGCAGTAGAGAACAATAAGTCTGACGAGAGCGGTATTCTACTCCCCCAGGAGTACCGGTCAGCTGAGAACCCGCATGCGGTTGTCGAAGTACTTAATTGTGCCGGAGATTCCGGCACCCTGTGGGGGACTGGATTGCAGATTGTGGTTGAAGCCCATATGCTCAAAGATATTCAACATAACGGCGAGACCTTCACGGTCATCAAAGAAAACCACGTAATCGGCATTTTATCGGATAGTTAGACTATTTATAGTGGAGATCTCACCATGAGCAAGTATTCAAGTTTTAAAGAGCACCAACTGATCACAGAGAGTTGGCGTCGTTACGTAAATGAAGGGCAAGAGGAACAACTTGCCGACGAAGCCGAAAAGGTTCTAGAAAAATTAAGTGAAGATGAAATCCAGGACGCGATCTCCAATGCTATAAAAAAAGGTGAACTACCTCCCGAAATTCAGGCCCAGATTGAGGCGGTTGCGGACAAAGTGGCCACTCAAGCAATTGCCCGCGGCAAAGAAGACCTCGATGAGGCTAAAGAAGATCGGTGGCGCTCGGGGTTCTCATGGTCCAGAAACGACGAGCCCCCCGAATACATCGAGGGGAATCCCTCCGAGGTCGAAGGGGAGCACGCGGTTACAGACGCCCTTGCCAAGCTCGGTGGCATGGCAGGCTTCGGTGCCGGTGTGGCCGCGGCCCCGTGGCTGATTGAAGATGCAATTGGAGGGCTGCAGCAGCTTGGCGCGCTAACCGCTCCATTCAGCGGGGGCATGATAGGAGTACTAGGGGGAATAATTGTCGCCCAGACTATTCTCTCAGCGCGCCGAAAGATGGTTAAATCCCTCAGCACCACTCAGGTCGTAGAGCCAGTCTCTGGGCCTGATCCCGAATAGTGAACTAATTACAAAGATGGTAAANCTATCCTTAAATGAAATGAGGCAGATGGTAAACGGCCTACTTCATACCAAAGGGAGACGGTCTTTTATGCTTTTGGCCAGTCCGGGCCTCAATTTGGTGGAACGTAAGCGATTCCAAGGTCAGTTTGAGAAAGTGCTTGATAAGTTACGTGGAGTTGCTCCGGAAGCTGAAGGAATTGGAATCCTCACTGCCCAGAACCCTCTTAAATGGAGGGAAGAGCCAGAAAGCGCCCCTGCTAGTTCCCAAGGCCAAAGCGCCTACAACCTTGTATCCAACGAAGCTATGGAGCGCGACCTCCGCGCTGACGGTTATGAATTCTGGAAAATAGGTGGGCGCTTTGGAGGCGATGTGGAAGAGTCTTATCTGGTCAAAAATATAGATGCTGATGACGTTGAAAGACTCGCGAGAAAATATAACCAAGAAGCCTTTATACATGGAGAATTTATTAACATTGGGAAGTATGCGCGTAAGGGCGAAGAAGAAGACGGGAGCCCCTCAGAGGATCAATACGAATCTCACTTCACCTACTATGATGTAGACTACGCCCAAGCTCTGGGCGCCTATCCTGTTGAAACTCGAACTAGAATCTTTACCGACGCTGATATACAATCCCGAGAAGATTTCTATTCTAAGGTTGCCGGTAAAAAGTTTTTGATACCGTTTTTCGACACAGACGCAGCGACAGTTGTGCGAACCAAGGCCCCCGAAAGAAAACCGGCAGCTTAGTGATTGCTAGGCTAAAAGCCCAAAAACTGGTTATTGGGCACACTCTAGAAGCCCTTCAATTTGCGCAAGATAATGGGGCCGTCGTATTAATCAACGAGCAGCAAACCCCCCATCCTATAGAGAACCCCAAAGAATGGAAAGAGTGGCACCGTCTCACTTTTTTACTTGGGATGAGGGGGTTGTCCCCCATCCCTTCGGACACCAATAGCATTAGAATTGAAGAAGGGTGTGCTAGTGTTTCCACAGAAGCACATCGCGTAATAAAAATAAACTTCGAGGAACTTCATATTTTTGATACTTCGCGCGTCCAAGGCCTCGGGATAGAAACAAAAGTCTTGAAGTTTTTAGTATATGATTGGTTTGATATAAAGCGTGGAGCCAAGCAGAGTATTAACAAGTTGGTCAACGACGATGAGTTTGTAAGAGAGCTGTGTTTTTATCCCTCACTCCGAAAGGATGGTAACAATGGCTCCATTAAAGATTGCTACACTAAATCATATATTAATTCCGAGGACCTAGAAAAGTTTGAATACTCAGAAACTGCGGCGCGCTTTGCTGCCATGAGACTAATAAAAGAAAACAATCTTACTGGGCCCAGTAGAAAGTTCGGGGACAAGGTTCATCATTTAAATTTAGTGTTAAAACATAGCCGGCGCGAGCTTTATGAGCACACCAAAAAATATATTATAAATGAAAGCTTGCCAAAAAATATATTTTTGTTATAATATAACTATAAGTGAAGCAAGCGCAACAGAATCCACACTCATTTCATTTGGCCGGGATCATTCCTGTTGCCGCATCTACATCTGAATTCAATTTGCCGGGGCACGATGTGCTTATGCCTATAGCTCCCAATTATAGTCTTATAGAAAGAGCTGTTGCAGAGTGTTCTTATGCCGGCTGCGAATCAATTTGGATAGTGTGTAATGACGACATTGCCCCACTCCTTAAGCATCGGCTCGGAGAGTACGTAGAAGATTTAATAAGTGTGGAGAAGGGCGCCTTCGTGCGGTTTCCTTCCGAGGTGCGCAACACCATTCCAATTTACTATGTACCGATTCATCCGAAACATCGGGATAAGATAGATTGTTATGCTTGGTCCATTTTACATGGAGCCAATGTGGCCTACTGGATCTGCCGTAGACTTTCTCGATGGTTCATCCCTGATAGATATTATGTAGCTTTCCCCTTCGGGATATATAATCCTCACCAGGCAAAGGCGGCAAGAAAATTAATAGCATCCAAGAAGCCCTTTTATTTTTCTTATGAAGAGAAAACTGTTCGTGATGGAATTCCCCTCGGATTTACTTTTGATGCTAACGAATGGAAACGAGCCCGAGACGTTATTAAATCTAACTCAAAAACCTACTACCCGCCTCTGGAGGGAGAGCAGATGCCAAGCAAAAGATTGCCTGCTGAAGAAAGACTTAAATCTAGGCATTATAATCTTCACGATGTATTTAACGAGGCGTCCCTAGTGGAGGCACAAATAAGTGAACTAGATTGGTTTTATGACTTGACAAAGTGGGAAGAATATTGTAAACTATTAACATCTGGACATCATGAAGACCTGAAGCGGCCATACGGCTTTACGACGGGTCACCTACACGAAGGGGAAGAAGAATGAAAGATACGCGAGACAAGAGAGCAACATCATCAATCCCGTTTGTGGGATTACACGCTCATAGCGTAGCTGGTTCAATTTTTGATGCCATAGGCTATCCTCCCGAACATATGGATTTTGCATATCAGAATGGATCTGATGCTCTAGCTCTCACTGACCATGGAAATATGAATGGGTTTAGTTATCAGCTTCTGCACTGGAAAAAGATGAAGGCGGAGGGCAAAAAGTTTAAAGCCGTTTTTGGAGTGGAAGCTTACTTCCTCCCCAGCCTAAAAGAGTGGAGAGAAGAGTATAACAAAGCAAAAGAGGATGCCAAGCTAGCCAGAAAGCTAGCCAAAGAAGAGGCCTCTGGGGCCACGGTCGAAGATGAGGGCGAGAGTAAGAAGGCGCAAGAAGTCTTAAAAAGGCGCCGTCACCTAATCCTCCTGGCGCAGAATCAAACCGGCCTAAATAATATCTTTAAAATAATCTCTGCAAGCTACAAAGCAGAAAACTACTATCGCTATCCTCGCGTTGATTATGAAATGCTAGAGAAGTATAGCGAAGGGGTCATCGCCGCATCGGCGTGTCTGGGTGGCGTATATGCTGGTAATTATTGGGAAAATCGAGAAGAGGGCCCCGAAGCCATCTTAGATGCAATGCGCGAAACCACTCGGCAGATGATAAAGATCTTTGGCGCCCGTTGGCACGGAGAATTGCAATGGAACGGAATAGACGAACAGCACGAACTCAATCAGTATATTATTAAAATGCACGAGGAGTTCGGGATCCCCCTAATATCAACCGCTGATAGTCATTACCCTAANCCAGACGCGTGGAAAGATAGAGAACTATACACACGCCTAGGCTGGCTNGGTAAAGGGGGACTCCCAGAATATATATCTTCGGAGCTGCCGATAGGTGTTGAAGACATAGGCTATGAGCTTTATCCCAAGAATGGCGATCAGGTGTGGGAGAGCTACAAGAAATATTCAGATTTAAACCAACAAGAGTACGATGATGATGTGGTGCTTGACTCAATCACCAGAACTCATGCCATCGCTCACGAATTGATTGAAGATTTTGAGCCCAACATCGAAGTAAAGCTNCCAGATTTTGTTGTACCAAAGGGGGCTACTGCCACTGGCGCATTGACCCAATTGGCAATAGATGGACTAAGATCAAAGGATCTACACAAAGACCAAGACTATGTTGATCGCCTAAAGATGGAGCTGAAAGTTATTAGTGACCGAGGATTTAGTAAATATTTCTTAACGATGAAAGCGATTGTCGACAAGGCTAACGCATGTCAGCTTACAGGCCCTGGCCGCGGCTCCGCGGCAGGCTCCCTTGCGGCCTATGTTTTGAACATTACACAGATAGATCCTATCAAACACGGGCTGCTGTTCGAAAGGTTTTTACGCCGAGATGCAACAGACTACCCCGACATAGATTATGATGTAGCTGAGCCAATGGAGCTTAAAGAAATGTTGGCAGAAGAATGGGGGCACAACACGGTGGTTCCCATTTCTAACTGGAACACATTACAACTACGTTCGTTGATCAAAGATATTTCAAAATTTTATGAAATTCCGTTTATTGAAGCAAACAAAGTTACAGGCGTGATGATTAGAGAAGCAACTCCCGATGCCAAGCGTAAGAATGGTATTCGAGCCGGAGTGTATAATCCCACATGGGAAGAAGTAATGGAATTTAGTCCCTCCCTTAGAGGATTCTTACTAAAATATCCTCAGATTAAGCCTCACGTTGAGGCGTTGGTGGGCCAAGTTAGGTCTTGTTCTCGTCATGCCGGCGGCGTTTTGATCGCGGACGACTTAGATAAGCATATGCCTTTAATTAACTCGGGAGGAATACGACAAGCCCCTTGGGCCGAGGGACAGAACGTTCGTCACTTAGAGCCACTCGGGTTTATTAAATTTGATCTTCTCGGGCTATCGACATTGCGCATGATCGACGGCGCCGTCAGACATATTCTGCGCAGGCATCAAGGAATAGAAAATCCAAGCTTTGAGCAGGTACAACAGTTCTATAATGAAAATCTTCACCCAGATGTAATAGATTTTAATAATGCGGAAGTGTACGAGAACATATTTCATAAAGGAAACTGGGCCGGAGTATTTCAATTCACAGAGGAAAAGGCACAGCAGTTTTGTCAGCGCGCCACACCTCAAAGCTTAATTGATATATCCGCCATTACTTCTATTTATCGACCGGGACCTCTGGCCGCGAATGTACACGAACAATACATAGCTGCAAAAAATGACCCCGAAGAGGTGTACTATCTTAATGACATAGTGAAGGACGTCACGGAAGAAAGTTACGGGTTCTTAATTTTTCAGGAGCAGATAGCTCTCTTGGCCCACAAGCTTGGGAAAGACCTCTCCCTGGATGAAGGGAACCTTCTCCGCAAGGTTTTAACAAAGCGTGGGACAGGAAAGGGCGCCCAGACGAAAGAAAAGCTCTACACCAAGTTTATTGCCGGATGTGTTGAAAAGGGCATTAATAAGTTTAAGGCCGAGGACCTGTGGAAAACGTTTGAATATTTCTCAGGCTACGGTTTTAATAAGTCTCATGCTGTTTCTTATTCGGCAATTTCATTTCAGTGTGCGTGGCTTCTTAACTATTATCCCTCTGAGTGGATGGCAGCATTCCTCGACAAAGAGCCTGAGGCTCGCAAAGAGAAGGCCATTAACATTGCCAAGAGCTACGGCTTTGCTATTCGGAAAGCTGATGTGAACAATTCTGGAGATGTATGGGAAATCAGCGACGACGACCCGATGATGCTCATTCAGCCTTTAAGCTCTATCAAGGGTTTGGGCGACAAAGCTATCGAGCAGATTTTAATGCATCGCCCCTTCGAAACCATCGAAGAGTTTATCTTTAATGACGAAATAGTTTATTCCAAACTGAACAAGAAAGCTCTAGATGTTTTGATTAGGTCTGGTACGGCCGATTGTTTAATGGACGAGAGGTTTACTGGTCGGAAACATTTTTGGTCGGCTGTGGCCGTTGAAAGGCCCGCCAGCAAAAAGAAACTTAAAGAGCAAATAGAGTTGTATCAAGAAGAGGGAGACTTTACCGAGGAGGAAGAAATAGAAAATACTATCTCTTTGACAGGCATATTCCCTATGGATCTGGTTATAGACGAGACGGTCAGGAGTCGCCTGGACGAACTTTATGTCCCTCCGGTATCAGAATATGATCCAGACCTGGGTCTTGTGTGGTTTATTCCTCGCGAGATTGTTCAGAGGAACACCAAGAATGGAAAGCCGTATTGGATAGTTTCAGTGATTGATAGCAACTCGGCTTTAACAAAGATTAGGTGCTGGGGAGTCAACCCAGCCAGAGACAAGATTTTTATAAATCGCCCCTACATGGCTCGACTAGATTATAGTGAAGAATGGGGCTTTTCAGCAAGAGCCATACGAAGGACAATGAAACTTTTAGGATAGGAGATAAAGATGTCTAATGTAAATAGAAAAAAAGAGGAAGCGTCGACAATGATTGCGGATATAGTGCTCGGATTAAGTTACGGCGACGAGGGGAAGGGAAAGGTTACCCACCACCTCTTAAAAAGTGGAGACTATACTCACTGCTTGCGTTTCAATGGGGGATGTAATGCTGGTCATACCATTTACCACGAGGGTAAGAAATTTGTCACCCACCATATTCCCGCGGGAGTTTTTTTTGGAGTGAAATCAATTATTGGCCCTGGGTGTGTAGTAAACTTAGATCAGTTCTTTAAAGAATTGAACGAACTTAAAGAGGGCGGCATAGACGTTGAAGATAAAGTTTTTATTGCCCAAAATGCTCATATTATCACAAGTCGGCATATGGCTGAAGATAGAAATGATTATCAAATAGGGACGACCAAGCAAGGAAATGGGCCGGCTTATAGAGACAAGTACAGTCGACAAGGTGAGCGCGCCGGAACTGTAAAGGTCTTGGAAGATTATATAATAGATATTTTTACTGAGTTCCATGAAAATGAAGAAACTGTTGTTCTTTGCGAGGGCGCCCAAGGTTTTGGTCTTGACATTGATTGGGGCGACTATCCCTTTGTTACGTCAAGCCACTGCACCGCTGCTGGTGCGCTCTTGAATGGGATCCCGCCCCAAGCGGTGCGGAAAGTATATGGGATTGCAAAAGCCTACGACACCTATGTGGGAGCTAAAGCTTTCCACGGGAAAGGAAGAGAGTATGATTTGATGCAATCGGTAGGGAAGGAATTTGGCGCCACCACAGGGCGCCCCCGACAGTGTAACTGGTTAGATATGAAGAGTCTAGGGAAGGCTATTAAAGTAAATGGTGTGACGGATGTGATTATCAACAAGGTGGACGTTTTAAGAGAGATGGGGCTGTGGCGACTACGCTATTCTACCGATGACAGAATTAATATGACCTTCGGAAATGAACAAAGCTGGAAGCAGTATATTAAAAAGTTTTTGCCTGAGAGTTTAACAATTCAATTTTCAGATAGCCCCGAAAGGATTTAAAGAATGATAGTACAATATGAGCGCACTCGGCCCGACGCATTGAAACCCACACGAGGTCATCCCAGTGATGCTGGCCTTGACGTCTATTATTGCCCCGAAGACGCGTCGACCACAGGACACATGATTAAGCCGGGCGAAAGTGTTCTGCTCCAAAGTGGATTGAAATTTGAAGTGCCTCACGGCTACATGTTGGAGGTAAAAAATCGCTCCAGCATAGCAGCACTCCGTAGCTTGGTGGTGGGCGCATGCGTAATAGATTCAGGATATAGCGGCGAAGTGTTTATAAATCTTCATAACATCGGGAATGAGGATCAGGTGGTGGAAAAGGGTACGAAAATAGCGCAGCTGGTAATGGTGCCCATAATTTCATTTAGACCACGAGAAATATCCGGAGAATCTTTATACAGAGACTCTATCACCATTAGTGACCGAGGCCCCGGGGCCCTGGGGAGCACCAATGAGTAGGCCTAAAATACGTAAAATCGATACGAACAAAAGAAAAAAGGATGCCAAGGCAGCGCAAAGGAGTTTGGCATCGCGCACAAGCCTTCTCCTTAATATGCCAGAAGAGTGTTGTGTATGCAAGGCAGCCTTTGATAAAAAAAACAAGGAAATGGCTACCACGTGGCATGTGGTAGTATATGAAGAAAAGAAGAAAGTGCATCTCACATGCCCGATATGCTGGCAAGCAGTTGAACAATTAGCGGAGGAAATAAATGCAACTTAAAGAAGCCCTGTCTTATGACGATATATTGTTGATACCTCAGTATTCTGATATTGTTTCTCGATCGGAGGTAGATATAGGCACCCAGCTGGGAGAATACAATCGATTTGAACTCCCCATAGTGTCTAGCCCAATGGACACAATCACCGAAACAGAAATGGCCAAAGCTATGAACAAGGCCGGAGGTTTAGCTATCATACACCGCTATAATACAATCGAGGCCCAGGCGACCATGGTGCGTACATCTCTCAATATGAATGGGGACCGCTGCGCTGCCGCCGTTGGAGTGACGGGGGACTACTTCGAAAGAGCCCAGGAGTTGGTGAAATCAGGAGCGAAAATTCTCTGTTTGGACATAGCGCACGGGCACCATTCGTTGATGAGAGATGCGCTGCGCATCTTACGCCGAGAAGTAGGCCCAGACATTCACCTAATGGCGGGAAATGTAGCCACCCTAGAAGGGTTTGTTGATTTGGCGACGTGGGGAGCTAACAGCGTGCGAGTGGGGATCGGCGGAGGAAGTATTTGTTCCACCCGAACTCAGACGGGACATGGTGTTCCGACCTTAGAATCTGTTGTGGCAGCCAAAATGGGCAAGTCACAGGGTAAGTTCAGTGATGTGGCCATTATAGCAGACGGCGGCATTAAAAACTCTGGCGATATTATTAAGGCTTTGGCGTGCGGTGCCAACATGGTGATGATTGGTTCGTTGCTAGCGGGCACCGACGAGTGTCCCGGAGAGGTTATAAAAACCTCCGAAGGTAAATTTAAAACTTATCGTGGTATGGCGAGTAAGGATGCTCAAATGGCATGGCGTGGTAAAACTGCGTCCTTGGAGGGAATATCTACGGTAGTCCCATATCGGGGCCCCGTACACACTGCACTTAAAAACCTGGAGAGGGGAATAAAGAGTGGGCTTTCCTACTCTGGCGCGCGCAGCATAAAAGAACTGCAACAGAAGGTTCGTTTTATAGTTCAAACTGCATCGGGTCAGGTTGAAAGCTCGACTCATATTTTAAAAAGATGACAGATTTAACTAAAGTAACTTTTTTCGCGGACCCAAGGATGCACGAGGACTTCAGAGTGCGGCTGCACTACGACGGGTTTAACACCTTAAGCGAGTTTTTTCGAGCATGCATGATTTCCTATTTAGAAAAAAATCATAAGTTTATGGAATTTATGGATCTATATAGGGCAGATACAAAGTTGCAATCAAAGGCTAATATAAAGAAGTCAATAAGATTGAGAGAGAGTGGTGCCAACCTAATGAAAAATTTGGGCATCACACAAGAAGACGTAGAAAATATATTTGATTTAATAGAAGAGGAGATGCCTGAGTTATGAGAGAATGTTCTAGACGTTGTATATTAAAAGAGAGGTGCTGTTCAGAAAAGGAGTGTCGCATGTGGATAGATTTCCCAGAAGATAATAACTGCACTTTGGTGGCAGTAGATAAACATGGGGCGATGACTTTAAAAGAAATAGCGCTACGCCACGACATCAGCATCGTAAGAGTCAAACAGATCGTAGATCAGACCTTGGCTAAAATAAAATCTGTCGTTAGTTCCGCAGGTTACTAATTAATTGTAGCAATACTCTTTGTTTTTGGGAGATTTAAAATGAGTAAAAGAGACAACACACTGCTTAGTGAAAGCCAGATTCGCAAGTTTATGAAATTGGCCGAACTGGCCCCTTTGGCAGACGGGTTTGTGGAAGGCCTAGTCGAAAAGAAAGATCCCGACTGGGGTGAGGGCAAGGACGAATATAAGCGCAAGACCGTCGCCGGCGTCAAGAAAAAGGCCGGCGATGTTAAAGGCCATTATAAAGACTACGAAGACGAAGATCTTGAAGAGTCGCACGGCCGCGGCCGCAAAGAGGGCGCTGCCGGCTATGGCCGCGAAGACCAAAACTCCCGACTAGAAGAGGCTGAAGCGGACCCAGAAGCACTGGAAGATTATGCCCTTGGCGATGAAGAGCGCGGGGAGGACGAAGAGGCTGCCGACGACGAGCTTGAGGCTGCCGAGGAAGAGTTCCCTGTTGAAGATGAACTAGGTCCCGATCGTAGTGTGAGTGTGGACGACTTCCTTGCCGCCCTAGAGACCGCCCTAGAAGATGTTTTGGGTGATGAAGTTGAGGTCGAGCAGGAAGAGGGGGAAGAGGTTGAACTCGCCCCCGAAGAAGAAGAAGAAG